CCTCGAAAGACTTCCACGGTGAATTGGAAAAGTTCGAGCAGAGGTTCTGGGCCACTAGCTCGACCTCCAAAAGTTTTGAGCGCGGAACCAGCAGGTCGTACTCCACTAGCGTCCCACTTGGGAAGTTGACCTGAATACAGCAACGATACCAACTCCCGATACGCTTTTGCCCATCCAATTTTTGAATCCGCAACATGGATAACTGTGTCTGTTTCATGGAACTCCTCTGCGACTTCTGGCAACTTGGTGATGTACTGACGCTCGACACTGAAGCCTACACCTGTGCCACACATCAGCACGTACATCATCTCATCAAACGCTTTAGGGTGATCAATAGGTAGATAGCTACAGTTGAATCCAGCTACGTTGTCACGATCCAGAGCCTCACCAGCAGTCATCAACGCTCGCATAGAGGGCATAACCTCTAGGTTCTCTACCGTCTGTGCAAGCTCGTGTGCTTCCTTGTCTTTGATGTAGCCTTTGTCTACCCAGTAGTTCATGTAACGACCTACTGTTTCTTCCCAAGTCTCTCGACGCTGTGCCTCTGGAATGTAACGAGCGTAGCGTGACTTGTGTATGTACTGTTGATATGCGTCCATTAATCTTCCTCAGTTGGTGCGATCATTTCATTTAATATAAATGCTTTGCCTAGCTCTAGGAGCAGCATAGCGTTCTCTGGTGATCCATCTGGGGTCAACACATCCAGCATCTGACCCGGCACATAGAGCACCACAGCTGTGCGTAGCTCATTAGTGTTGATCCCTAGCTTAACTATACCTTCGGCTAACGCAGCGTACAAGTCCTCTGCTGAAGCAGGCTTGTCCTTGTTGCCGAAGTTCCCTTCGATGACGTTCATAGATTCTCCTCAACTAACTTATCAAGATACCACTTTGCTTTCCGAAGATCCTCTACGCCATTCTTATATTCGTAACGCCACAGGTACTTCATTATGTTGCCCTTGAGATAGCCTTTGAACTCGGGCTTGTCCATAGACTCTTTGATAGCTTCAATGCACTCGATGCCGCCTGTGTTATAATGGTGTGGATTGTTAACGGAATCAAACTTAGGCACTTGACGTTTACCGTACCAAGTCTTGACACCTACTGCGTCCCAGTCTGCTGCTGTTGCGTCATCAATACTCATACTCTTCTTCCTCTTCTATCTCCTCTTGAAAACTGTCTAATCGTCTGATGAGTTTATCTTCAAACCTGTCCAGTATATCCTGTGCAGTTATCTGAAGCGCCTCCAGAAGATCATCAGGATCGTACAGCTTCAACAGTCGCTCCTTAATTTCTTCTAGTGTCAGTGACATAATCTACTAGCTCCCTCAACGTGTTTAGACAGTACCATTTAATGTTGTTCTTTTCACACCACTGTGCCATCGTGCTCTTTGTTGCTTTGTTGACTCGCTGATTAGGCTTCATCAACACAAATATGAGTTCTTGCGTCCCCGGTATTGACTTAGCGACCGATCGATACTTCTGCGTATCTCCTGCTCTAAAGTATCCCTTGCACTCAATGAGATACGTTCTGTCTCCTCTCTCGTACACGAAGTCTGGTGTGTACTTTCGTTCGATGATGTACGGGACTTGATACGGTTCGTAATCAAAACCAAATGGTTGTAACTGCGTTGCAACATCTCTCTCAAACTCCGATCTAAAATCACCCAATCTGGATTTCTTGGACTTTCGGTTCATTTACTACCTCTACTAGATAACGGGGCCCTGAGTAATACGAGAAGGCTCTTAGCTCGGGCCAACACTCTTTTTTGTATTGACAGTACGAGCAACCTACGGCGAGTTTCCGGTTTCCACTTTTTCCATCGTCTATAGGCTCGTAGCAAATATCCGGCGGAGTAGGTTGCGCCACGAGCTTTTTTATTTCGCGGATCCTCTCGGCAATGTCGAAACTGATCAGGTCGTACACAGGTGCTTGCGTGTCCTCAGAGTCGTACATCAGATACGTTAGATGTCCGTTCTGTTTGTCCATAGCTAACCACCCGAACTTTGTTTCTCCCTCCGAGTGTGCATATCCCTTAATCTGAGCGATGTAACCAAACGGGTCGTCGTAAGCGAGAGTGCCATCTTTGAATTTCTTAAACCCAAACGTAGAAGTAGATTTAATATCAGTGACGATACCGTCAATCTTACAGTCCATAGAACCTGTAATGCCTTCAACTTCACACTTTTTCTGTTCATCTGTTACCTCGTGCCCAGCCAGTCTAGTTAAAAACAACAACATCTCTTCGATCAAGTGGCCGTACATGAACTTGACGTAGGTGTTGGGTGTCATATCCTCTGTTACTTCAGGTTTGTTTACAGCGTTCCAGAGGTATCGGTCAGTGCGTCCGATGTTAGACATACGAAGAGTACGTCCGTCTCTTTTCTCTGTGAACAGGTTACGCATGAGGCGCTTGCAGTTTTCACCGAAGTGCTCAATCTCCTGCTCCAGATCGACACCCTCCATCGGCTCTTTTGTTGAGACGACAGAGTAGATGTCATCGACTAAGTTGTATATCTTCATAAGTATGTCTCTTGTGTTGATACTAATATTATATCAGAATCTGGACTCAGAGTCAAGCACTTTTTCGTACAAATCAGTGCGTTTCTGCCCAAGTATTTCCGATCTTGTATTCGCCGTCGAGCGGACACCTGAGTCCGAAGTCTTCTCCTGCTTCCTTAAGACATTCGACCGCAAGCCACCCGAAAGTCTCTGCCTGTTGCTCATCAACCTCTGTCTGAACTTCGTCATGTATGTTCCCCACAAATTTGTAATCAATGTCAAACTCTTGTGCCATCTCATCCAGCTTTACAAGCGCCTGCTTCATCACGATAGCACCTGCAGCCTGTAGCAACGTGTTCAGTGCAGCGTGCTCTGATCTGATCCAGAGCTTTCGACCATCGAGTCCTTTAAGATAACCTCTTTTAGCTTGTTGTCCAACTCGACTTCGTAAGTTTTCAAGAGAAGGTGTATTTCGTAAAAATCGCTGCTTAAGCTCTGCACCATCAGCAGCAGATCCTCCGACGATGCTTCCAATTTTGGCGTCTCCTGCCCCGTAGAGGAAAGCATAGATGAAAGTCTTAGCTTGAGGTCTTGTTTCAAGCCCTGCAGCCATTTGGTTTCTGGTGTGAATATCGTCTGTAAGCAAGACATTTGTAAACTCCTCGTCTTTCATGTAGTGAGCTAACATACGCAGCTCTAGTCCACTAGCGTCAAAGCCTACTAGCTTCTTACCTTCAGGCACCGTCCAACAGCTGCGGCACTCGTGGCCGTACTGAGAGTAACTAGCAGGCACTTGTGCCATGTTAGGGTTCTGGTGTGTCATACGCCCTGTGATAGCACCGTTGGTAGTTACTCTGCCGTGAACCCGTCCATCATCCTCAGTATGCTCTAGCCAGCTTTTAACTTGGGCGTAGCGTTTCTGTAGGAGTAGATATTCGAGGACAAGAGCAGCCTCCGGTACGTGTTTATTATCTTCCAACGTGCTTTCATCAACTTGCGGACGACCAGACGGCGTAAGCCTCGACCATACTGCACCCTTAGCTTCAAGTCTCTCTGCGACCTGTTGACGCGACCCTGGATTAAAAACCGTAACCTTATCCTTAAGACGCTTGCCAGTCTTTTCCGAGAACCTTTCCTCAATAATTGGCGGAAAAGTGTTCTGCATGTCCTCTTCGATCTCATTCATTCTCTCCTTAAACGTTGCTATTAGAGTGTGTGCGAGTCGCTGATCTAGCAGCCACCCGTTACGCTGTTGTTGTTGTATGATCCACTGCACATCGTGCTCTAGATCAATGCTCTGTTGACTAAACTCTGTCAGTTCAACTTGCAGCTTGTTGTGTACCGCCTCTGTTACGTCTACGTCACGTATGCAGTAGTCGATCATCTCAGGTGTTAGCTGGCTCCAGTCATCGTGGTCTCCTTTTGGGAAGGCGAGGTCGTTGCCCCAGTTTCTAAGAGAGTGTCCACCGCTCTTGCTAGGATCAGCAAGACGACTAAGCACCAGAGTGTCCACCACATTATCTTTAGTAAAGGTTTGATTCCACAGACGATTAAGTACTGGAACGTCAAACCCAATTCCGTTATGAAATACCCAAGTACAGCCTTCGTGATCCTGTACGTATTGAGTAAAGTCTGCTTCATTACAGATAACCTCGGTCACTCCGTTGTGCTTACAAGCGGCACACCAGATAGTCGTAGCGTCCAGCCCGTCAGTCTCAATGTCACAGTAAATCCATTTGTGGGTCATCTTCTTCTTCCCTTCCTACTACAAAGTAGTCTTTTTCTTCCGCTGTCTTTTTCCTGTGACAATTAGCACATAACACGACACAGTTCTCTAGCTCCTTGTGTATAGCATCCCAAGACCAGAGGTGTGCATCAGACAGCTTTCCTCTCTTTTTAGTCCGATCTATGTGGTCTAAATCTAGAGAGTGTGGAGCCTCGTTGTATCCACAAATTGAACAGCCTCTGTCGAGTTTGTACTGTTGTATGTATACCAGCTTCTCGTACCTGTCTGGCCTTTTCTTTCTGAGGTACTCGCTCAAAACTCAGTCTCCACTGGATTAGGATTAGCAGTCTCGTGAATCCTGCCTGTGTCGTTGTCGTACCGTAGCCAACAAGCAGGCCCCGTCTGTCCCGTGTACCGGTTCTTGAGTACTCGGACACACGTAGTGTTGCGGATGTCAGGATCCTCGTGTTGCTGGTTACGTTCCATCCCAATCACGATGTCAGACAGTTGTGCAATCGACTGTGAGCCGCGTAAGTCACTCAGACTGATACGTCCACCATCCTCGTGTGCCTGTCCGCTGGTACGCTTCAGGTGGGACACTAGGAACAGGCTTATGCCAGTCTCAGCGACTAACGTGCGTAGCTTAGTCATTATCTCGTCGATGGCTTTACGCTCGTCCCCGTTGTCCTGTGATGATACAACAATCGACAGGTGATCGAGAATGACGTACTTGCAATCTAGAGCCTTCGCCATGTACCGCACTCGTGACAGCAGGTTGTCCGCTGAGGTTGAGCCCCAGTGATCGAACAGGTAGTACCGTCCAGAGCCCATCGTAGACTCCCAGAAGGGCTTCAGCTCGTCCACTGGCGTATCTTCCTCTAGGTGCAGAGGTCGATTAGCAGCCACAGACATGATGCCTAGAGCCGTCCTAGCGACATCCTCCTCCAGCGCCAGTACTCCGATGTTGTCACCTGTGCGCTTGAGTAGGTCGTACTCTAGCTCCCGGATGAACTGAGACTTGCCCATGCCTGAGCCACTGGTAACAGTCACTAGCTCAAACGGACGGTGGCCTCGTGTTATCTCATTGAGGCCCTCCCAAGGGTAAGGTACGCTCTTGACGTTGCGTTTGTTGACTAGCGCGTCCCATGTCTCCAGCCCTGAGATGATACCGTCAGGTTGATAGACTTTAGCGTCCCACCAGTTCTGTACAAACTCCTTTACCTTGTTAGCCACCAGCATCTCACTGGCGTCCTTCATAGGCAGCTTACAGATCTTCAGCTTGTTAGGGCTGAACAGGTCTTTCACTTGATCTACAGCAACCTGCCCGGCCTTGTCCTGATCAAAACACAGTACTACCTTTTCGTAGCCCTCGAGCCACTCCAGCTGCTCTTTAATCTCTTTAGCGGCTGACTGGGCGCCAGACCGAAGCGATACAACATCAAACTTCTGCCCGAACATCTCGTACACTGACATTGCATCTATCTCACCCTCCGTAATGGTGATGTACTTGCCAGTTCCTCTGCAGGCTTGTTGCCCGAACAGCCCAGTGTCTCGTAAGTCACCGCTGGCGTAGAATCCTTTGGTCTTTACCTCACGGACTTTGGATCCAGTAATTTCACCCGTCTCTGTATTGTAGTACGGGTAGTGGTGTTTCTCGATCTTCCCGTCTTTTGTGTACGTAACGGTAACTTGGTACTTCCTGCACGTATCCTGTGACAGCCTACGGTCAGGGATAGAGGCAATAACACCGTTCATGTCAAGTGGTTTTTTTGGTGTTAATTCTCTTGACGCAGACGATACCGCCTGAGCCATTGGTGATGCGTCCATATCGTCACCTTCCTTTGAGTGGTAACCACAAGCAGCGGAGAAGCAATGGCGGCTATCGGAATAGACCGCCAAAGCATCACTACTGCCACACTTGGGACATTCCTCGTGTCGCAGAAACTTACCCATCAGAAGTCCTCGATTGGGGCCTCGTTGACGGCTTCTTCTAGAACTTTGATAGCTTCTAGATACGTGCTAACACCATGCACAGGGTGCTGAGGGCCTAGCTTGTACTTCACTCGTACAGTGGAGTTGTACGGAATCTCACCCTCGTAAGGGTTGCCATCTGCGTCCATTACTTTAACGTCGTACCGGGATTTGAACTTGCGTTGCTTCGCGCCCTGATAGTCCTTGATTTTGACGCCCTTAGCGGACATTGCAGAGGCGTCATCCTCTGATAGAGTTACGGTAACTGAGTACGCACCCGTGTCTTGCCCGTTGTATACATCGTGGGAAGTTACGTGTGAGAAATTCAGTGTACCTTCGATTACTTGTGCTGACATTGAGATAATCCTCGTTTTGTTTCAATTAATCCCGTAATGGGATACCCATATTATACCACAGTTTGTTTTGTGTTACAACACCCCCTTGTAGTCTAACCACGCTTCCTCGTAAATCCTGTCGTAGAGCATTGAAGGCACTAGGTGAGTCACATCTGAACCTTGCCACTTGATGGTCAACAGCTCTACGTGATCAGTGTCTACCTCTTTCCAGTAGCCCTCGAACTCACCAGCCTCAGTGTCTAACCACACTACACCGTCACTCATACTTAAGTTACTCCTATGTAGTACTAAAGTAATTTAACTTATAGTTTATTACTTTAGTCTGTTTCTTTGGTAATACTATGGTATATTGTATCATACGTTTCCTGTAACTCCAAATAATCTTCTTGTGGAATATTCACAGTATTATCTAGTTCCCATCCAGCAGCCACAGTAGCAGTATAGCACAGAGCGCAGAGATCATAAAAATTGCCATCTGAGTCTTTCCTCACTAGTTCAACATCGTCTAAAATTACATCGCAGGCTTTACATCGCATCGTCTTGAGTCTCCGGCCAGTTAAAAACACCGTTGTACGCAGCTAACAGCTCTGTGTACTCCATTTTATCATATCGCTGTCTGATCTGTTGTTTCACCATAGAAATGACGGTAGGAAAGTCCAGAAAATTAAGCTCATATTCTGTTAACTCCCGTACCATTGTTTCTACATCCCACGCATCATCGCTCATAGTTCTGTTCCTCTTTCCACTGTTTAACTTTTAACGCTACAGAGCATATTACAACTACAGGAATCCACAGAGGGGATAATATAACTACTGTAGCGGCCCACAAAAGTGCTTTTGTAAAAACTTTTAAACTGTTAAATAATACCATATCTAGGTTCCGTCCATCTCATAGGTCTACCTAAGTCTGCCCACTCTGCAGCCTTAGCCGCGTAGTATGCCTTGTATGCTGCCACCGTGTCAACAGCTTTGCAGTGATCGTACATACACTGTGGCGGATCAGTGAAACCAGCATCAGGAATGGCTCTAGGAGGCCGTGAGAGCGTCTCTGAGTGCGTTTGTATGGTTTTGTGTACCTTACCATAGCGTCTAGTGTATGTGTCTCCTAGGGCCTGTAGATGCCTGTACAGCCACTGGTAATTTTGCACAGACTGTCGGGCCCATATAGCCGATGGGTGGTTTTTGTGTGTGGCTTTGTACGCAACCTGCTCCCCGTCTAGCTCTATGTGTGCTGTAGACAGTAACTGTGCTGTCTCTAGTATCATTTTAACCACGTGCCTGTCGCACTGCATCTGTGCAGCGTGAACAGGGTCACGGTCTAAATAGAATATATTCATAATAGCTCACTCCATGTTATCTGGCGCGTGTTTTGTGTACTGCTCGTGCCGGTATTCGTAGTCTTGATCGATCCAGCATTCCCGATGGTACATAACTTTATCATCGGTTGCAACCATATCATCATCGTGGTGGATAACATCACCACACCACTCGCATCTGTACCAGTGCATAATTAGTCCTCTCTAACTTCCGACCAGATGATCATTACAACCAAAAATGTTGCGTATATTGTAAGCTCTGCCAGTGTCATTTTTCACCCCTCGGTAACATTGTGAGTAACAGTAGGCCCCAGCCTACGCCCCAAATTAGTAAATCAGTGTTCATGGTTTAACCCTCCATTAATTCAGTGGCGCTTGATTCGATCCAAGCGTTTTTGATCTGCTCATTCTCGCCATTAATAGCAATAGAGACAATCCGAAAACACTCTGCAAAACTTGCTCCGTATAAGCTAGCGCATTCTGTAGTGCCATTTTTATATTCGACCATTGCGTAGTGGTACATGATTATCCTCCTCAGCTGTATGCTATTTGGTCTTGGTAGTTTTCATCGAATAGGTCTTCGATTGTGTCAATCTGCCACACAGCACCATCTGGTGTCAACTCTGGCAACTCGCGCAACAATTCGTAGATTGCTTGTTCTCTAGTGCACACCATGTATACCGCCAACTCGACTTTATTCTGCATTATGTTGTGCATCCTTTCGTCGTTGTTGAGCCATAGTGCTGTATTCCAGTGATCATAAGATTCATAACCGTTGTAAGTGTTGTCTGTCATGGTATTACCCTCTGTTGGTTTGTTTGTGTTACTGTCGATGGGGTAACTATGAGGCATTGTGGCCATGTTGTAAACGTAAATATTACCACGTTTAGACTATTGACAGCTTGTGTTGTCTTGTGCTTGTGGTCTTGTGGAGTGACTCAGGCTGTGCTCAGGCAGTACCTTCTTTGGCCCACACACTCAAGTATTTTCACTGGTATTATTCACGTTGACTCAGGCAGCATCTTGTGGTTAACACTGAGGGCCGAGTCCTACCACAGTCTGCCCAGGTTGTCAATAGTTTTTCCTCTGTGAATATTACCGTTGACAGCTTGTGGCCTCTTGTGGTAAACTCAGGCGGCCCCCTAAGTTAATACCGGGGGAGGGGGATTGACATATGAATACTTTTGTTGTAGCCTCTCAAGTTTGCAAGAGGGTAATTTTAGAAAAACGGGTGTAAATATATTAAAAAATAACCTTGTGTAACCCCCTGATAACAAAAAAGAATGTAATTATTAAAGATATTAGAAAAAATAGCTTGACTTTTGATAAAAAGTGTGGTATAATAAGAGGTAGATATTAAGGTATCAACAGAAGAAAAAACTTAGGGCGGCACCTAAGAAGGATTTAAAGTAGTAATATGTTAGTAACCACTAACTAATTCACTTAGATCCCCTTCTTCTGTAACCTTAAGTTAAGGGGACTCAAGTGAAACACAAGTAACTCAAGGAATCTGGAGAATGTCTGAAGAGGCACCCAAGAGACGTGGCAGAGGTAGACCGAGAAAAACAGAGGTAGCTTCTAAAACAACAGGTAAAAGAGGTCAAGTGGGGCGTCCTAAAGGTGACGCAGCCATAATAAATGAATATAAAGCCCGTATGTTGGCTTCTCCGAAGTCAAAGCTAGTACTAGAGACAATATTTGATGCGGCACTCAACGATGATCACAAGAACCAAGCTGCTGCTTGGAAGCTAATAATGGATCGTATGTTGCCTGTAGGCGCTTTTGAGAAGGATGTTGTCAAAGATGCAGGCAGAGGCGCTATTCAGATTAACATTACCGGTGTTACTAACACTGATATTAGTGGTGGTTCTACAATCGACGGAGACTCAGGTGAAATACTTTCAGATTGATGAGTTTTGTTGTTCCCACACGGGTGAAAACCGTATGGAAACTGAGTTTCTAGAGAAACTAGACGAGTTACGAGAGCGTTGTGGGTTTCCTTTTGTTGTAACTAGTGGTTACAGGAGTCCTCAGCACCCTATCGAGGCTTCTAAGACTGTACCCGGTACTCACGCTCAAGGCATCGCTGCTGACATCAAGGTTGAGAACGGAGCACAGCGGTACACAATCGTTAAAGAGGCCCTAGAGCTAGGCTTTAGAGGCATAGGCGTTGCTAGAGGCTTTGTACACGTTGACACACGTGGCAGTACACCTGTTATCTGGACTTATTAATGCTATACACTAAGAACGTTAATGCTACTAGCACCACTGAGCAGACAATTGTTACTATTCCTGATGGCTACGTTGCCCATTGGAATATGTTGTACGTTGTCAACATCGGAGGTTCCACCAACGGTGCGAATCTGAAAGTTGAAAAAGCAGATTCAACAACGATTGACATCCTTGGCGGTGGTAACGTCTCATCAAAAGAATACATCCTGTTGTCTGATGGTGTTTTTGTACTGCAAGCAGGCGATTCAGTTGTCTGTAGCTTAACGGCTACAGGTGACATGGAGTTTGTTATAACGTTTGACTTACTACCAGCTCCAGCAACTTTTGTAAACTTTAACGGTGCGTAAAATGAAATTACTAGCTATCTTCCTAACGGCGTTACTCGTAGGTTGTTCATCAACCACAGCTCAGTACTACGAATCAGTAGAAAAAACAGCACAGGCTAACGCTGCTGCTGCTCAGGCAAAGTTTGCAGCTCTAGCTGAAATTGCTAGTGCAGGCGACGGTCAAGCTGCCTCAGCTGCTGTAATGGCTCTAGCGTTGACTCAGACCCCTACTGTTACCCCTATCCCACAACAGTCACAAGCCATCCAGTGGGCCTCTATTCTGGCTGCTCCTGTGTCTAACCTAGGCATGATGTGGATGCAGAACGACACCACTAAAGCTATGGCTCAGTACACCCGTGACGTTGACCTAGCGCGTATCTCAGCTAACGCTACTACCGAGCAAGCACTGTACGGCGCGTTCACGACTAACAACGCTGCCACAGCTAACTTAGGCGCTACCGCTATTACCACTATGGGTAACGTCGACTACACACCTTGGATCAACGGCCTAGTTGATATCGGGAAAGCGGGCATCACGGGGGTTGAGAATGTTGGGATCGGAGGGATTAATGCCACTAGTACTGTTGGTACTAACGGGATCAATGCTGTGGCTGGGGTTGCTGAAGTTGGCTTCGGAGCTGTTGTAGATATTACCCAAGACAACAACGACTTTGTTACTGGAATCGTAACGCAGTACAACGCTACTGTGAACAACTTTGTAGACAACCCGCTGACTAACGTAACGACTACGACTACAACAACTAACACGCAGTCAACCGTTGCTTGTTCTGTTGATGCTACAGGAGTTGTTACCTGTCAATAACCCGATCGGTAAATATGTACTATAAAACACACCAAATGTACTAAAAATTGCGTGATCGGGAAACTAGATGTTTGTTGTCATAGGCGCTGATTGGTGCGCTGGTTGCAGAGGGATCAGAAAGAAGCTGACCCAGATGAACCTAGAGCACAGGTACATCAGAATCCCTCCGGGCAAAGACGGTTGGGATTTTGTAGAACAAATGACAGGAAAGAGGTCTTTACCTGCAGTGTTCCTGAAGTTTGACAAGTTGACAGATTTTTACAGAGAACTAGAGATCTTAGATCTTCCAGAACGAGAACTAACAGAAGAAGAGCTAGACGAGTTCGATGACTGATTTAAACGTAGAGCTACTACCTTGGCAACAAGAAGTCTGGAACGACCCTACCAGATTTAAAGTAGTAGCTGCTGGGAGACGAACTGGTAAATCGAGACTCGCTGCGTGGCTCTTGATTATCAACGCTCTTCAGGCAGAAAAGGGTCACGTGTTTTACGTTGCGCCCACACAAGGACAGGCCCGTGACATTATGTGGCAATCCTTGTTGGAGCTAGGACACCCTGTCATTGCAGGATCGCACATCAACAACCTGCAAGTCAAGCTAGTCAACGGGGCCACGATTAGTCTCAAGGGAGCGGACAGACCTGAGACGATGCGTGGTGTGTCCTTGAAGTTTCTCGTGATGGACGAATACGCGGATATGAAGCCCGATGTTTGGGAGCAGATCCTACGTCCAGCACTGGCTGACCAGAAGGGTCAAGCGTTGTTTATCGGTACACCGATGGGACGCAACCACTTCTACGAGTTGTACAAGTACGCAGAACTAGGGGATGATCCAACGTACCAGTCGTGGCACTTCACGAGCTACGACAACCCGTTGCTAGACCCAGAAGAAATAAACATGGCTAAGAAGTCCATGTCTAGCTACGCGTTCCGACAGGAGTTTATGGCGTCTTTTGAG